TTCAAATATAAAATCATCAACATCAACTGCACACCAACCTGACCACATAGTAACATTATCATTTGCACGAGTAGTGTCAGGTTTGTAGCAAGCTGGTGACATTAATGGAGCATCTTTCTTAGATTTAATTCTTCTTACTGATAGACCATACAGGGCTTGTTCAAAAGAATCAAAATCTTTGAATGTTAGCTTTTCTTTAGTTTTATTATCAAATATACTCTTAAAAAGAGTCAGTGATATTTCCATGGTTACCCTCATGTGATGGACCTTTCCAACCTTCTGGTTTTACCAAGTCTGGTAATCCAAGTGGATTAGGTCTACCTTCTTTAATTCCAACTTCTTTTGACATGTTGGCTTTATATACTTGATCCCATGCAGCATTAGCATCAACACCAAATACTTCAAGTGTACCGATAGCGAAAACACATAAGTCTATAATGCCATCTACTACTTCTTCTTGATTTTTATCTTCAACTGCAGCTTTAGTTTCATCAAGTTCTTCTTGCATCATGCTTAATCTAAATTGCATGAATTGATTAAGTCTAGTCCATTCTGAATTTTTTTCATTATCCATCCATTTGTCTACACCATATTTTTTATGCATGTCTTGCATATCTTTAAACCAGTTTGTACTCATACGAAAAAATCCTCCAAGGTTGTTTGCTCTTCGGCAGTCCAGCCGATAGAGTGTAATATTAAATTAAGTGGTTCTATAAATGTTTTGTTAAATTGTAAATCATAATCAATATAGTTATGTAACTTTAATTCTTTTGGTAAAGCATCTTGGAAAGCAATAACATTTTCTTTGATTGGGTTTGGTAGCTTAAGATAGCAGAACTTTATTCTACTACCATTTGTAATTAATTCATACTGTTGTTGTAATTTATTATACTTAAGATGTTTATTAAAGAGTAATGAACCTCTTACATGTATTGGACAACTTTTCTTATATATTGTTTTGTGATCATGCCAGTCGGTGATATTTGATACTCTTCTAGGAAAGGCAACTTGTTCTGGTGCTAATGTTCTAAACTCATTACGAAAGTCTTGAATGAATCTTTGTGTTTCAGCTTCAGTGCCAGATATAATTAAGTTAAATGCTTTCTTAAATTTATCACGTACAACTTCAGGTGTAGAAGACTTAATAGCTTCAATACCCATGATTTTAAGTTTAGGTTCTTTATATTGAATGCCTTCATTGTTATGAACATTAAGAATGTATCTTTTCTTAGCAGTCCATATACCACTGTCAGATATACCTTCTCTAGCCATGACCATTCTATTTTTATGAGCATTCATATTCTTAAATAACTTTTCATAAGCTTTTTGTAATACAGGTTCAAAGTGTTCTTTACAAATTTTATCTAAGAAGAATACGGGATTAGCTGGAGATAATTTCTTAACTAATGGACCAAAGTTAACATATAAAGAATCCGTATCAATTGCTACAACATAATCTTTTTCTGACTGTAGTAATTTATTCATAGCAGCATTCATTGCTTTTTCTGCCCATTGAATTGCGAGTTGACCAGATAAGGTAACACCTTCAGCAAGTCTAATATCGAAATAATGAAAGTGTTTATTACCAAGTGCACCATAAAGACTATTTAGTAGAATTTTTATAGCCAACTGTTTATTTTCAAGTGTAACTATTTCTTTATCGAGTTGAGCAGTATAACCATTTTGTATTTCTTTTTGTGCGGCTATTTGCATTTGCTTTACTGAAACACGTTCATCATAGTATTCTTCAATGATTTGTGGTAATACACCGTCAATGTCTTTACGATAAGAAGAACCATTTGCTGCAACTGAATATTCAGTATCAACACTTTGACCACTAAGATAATAACCAACATCATTCATATGATTATTGTCAGTTAAAGTTTCAGGTGACATATTGTATTGTACAATTAAATTTGGATATAGTGAATTTAAATCAAAAGATACTATCCAATCATGTCTACCAACTTGTGGTTCTTTAACGTAACCACCAGCAAAAGACCTATACGGTTTTTCATTGTTACTTAAAGGCACAACTACTTTACTTAAGTTTAGTTTACGATATATGATTGATTCCCATATAGCAGTAACACCAAAAGTGTCTTGATAATTAACACCACCTTTGTAAGCTATGGTTAAGGCCAATGTAATGAGAGCCATCTTTTCTTCGAGCCTGTCAACTAACTGAACATCTTTCATATTATAGTCAATGTACTTTTGGTGATCATCTTTATAAAGATTTTTAAGAGAACCTGATTCTTCGTATGAAAGTTTCTTTTCACCAAGTACTACATAAGCAATATGATTCAATGCATATGATTCTTGTGGACCATAGGTATAACCAAACTTCTGAAACAATTCCATGTAATCAAGAGTTTGAATACCGGGTATTTCATATACATCATTTTCACTACCACGTTTAGTGATTCTTCTATGTTCGAGTTGCATGTTCCATGGTGAAAGCCTTTGGATTTCTTGTATACCTAAAACTTTAGCCATACGATTTACAATGTATGGTATATCAAAAAATCTTGTATTCCAGCCTGTGATAACATCTGGTATGATATCGGGGTGTGACCAGAATTCTAAGAATTTACTAAGAAGTTCTTCTTCACTATTACATCTAATATATTTGACATCACTAATGAGAGCTTTAGTAGTATCAAATTCACCGTAACCCCATACGTGATATGTAGAGAATTTACTTGACTTATAGGTTATAGCAAGTATTTGTTGGCTTGCTTCGTTTGGATGTGGAAAGCCAGTATCATAATCTGTTTCAATATCAATTGTACCGACATTAATATATTCACGTTTAAACTCAATATCACGTGGATATTTTTCAGTAACAAATTGTTGTGTAAATTTTTTATTACCATATATGTTTCTACCAGATACATCAATGTTTTGCTTTAACCATTGATTAGCTTCGAACATGCTTTCAAATTCTATAGGTGCAACATCTTGACCATCGAATCCAATCCATCCTTCTTTCTTCTTAGATGAAACAAATAGTGTTGGCTGGAAATATTCTTTACGCATAAATCTTTCACCGTTGTTTTGGTAACCCCGGTGAAGAATATAGTTTTTGTATCGTAATACGTTAGTGTAAAATGACATTTAGTCGTTGTCCGTTTTAGGTTGATTCCATGGCCATTGATTTGTGGTATAGGAATTGATTAAGTTATTGACGTTAATATTATATTGTGATAATTCGTTTTGAAATTTTTGTAAATATAAAATTTTATGTGGAATTGTTGGTTGTGATTGAAAATTAATATAGTGTTGTTGTAATTTAGACATAAGTTCTCCCTTTATTATAGATCTATTATACACTAGTTTTAAGTAAATGTAAAGGAAAATATGCGATTTTTATAAATAAAAATCGGATCCGTTTTCGAGTTTGTATAGTGATAGTTCGAAAGCGAGTTTTTGAGTTAATGGTGGAAGTGAATTCCATTGTGGTGATGAAGTGGTAGTTGGATCCGAAAATAATAAATCCGTATATTTGTTAATAATATGATTGTTTTTAGAAATATATTTTTTGATGAATGGTGTTGGGTTGTTTAGATTATAATTTAACATTTAGCTCTCCTTCAATTATAAGTACTATTATACCACACTTTTCAGCAGATGTAAAGGAAAAAATGCATTTAAGTTAAAATTTATCTGAAAAAATTATGTATACTCCAAGTATATTAAACATGATAAAGATAAAAGCAAATAACATATGCCCTAATAATTCTTTTAATTCATCACGTTCTTTTTTATTCATCAATATGATACTGCGCTATAAAATGGAACTTTTTGTTCTTTAATTTTATTTGAACCACCGAGCTCAGGTAAATCAATAATGCATAAGACTGCAATCACTCTGGCCTTTAAGTTTTTAACTATATCCATAGTAGCTAATATCGTACCTCCTGTTGCGCATAGATCATCTATGATAATGACATTATCTTTTTTGTTTATGCTATCCTTTTGCATTTCTATTGTGGAGGTGCCATACTCTAAATCATAAGTTTTAGAAACGATTTCACCGGGTAGTTTATCTTTTTTTCTTGCTAAAACTAACGGTGTATTTGTATTGTATGCTATAGGACCTGCAAAAATAAATCCTCTTGCATCTATGCCAATAATCTTATCTGCAAAACTTTCACTGGTATATTTTGTTAATTTATTTGATATAAAGTCATTGGCTAACTGAAAGCCTTGACTATTACATAAGCCTGCAGTGTCTTTAAAACTAACACCTTCAACTGGAAAATCTTCAAAACTTCTAATATAATCTTTTATTTCCATTAATAACTCTGTGCTAATCTCCAAGTCAAGTATTCTTTACTTTCAATAGGTTCATACTTATCTGGATCGTTTGTTAAATTCTTTATTATAGTACCTTCAGCCGGATCGACAAAGTGCGGCATACTATATCTTTTCATATCTATATGTGAATTTACTACACGGTGTTTTGTACTTACAAAATAATCATTAGTCCATCTTTGTAATAAATCACCGATGTTACATACTACACCATCTTCATCATATGGAACTGGATGCCATTCACCTTTAAGATCTTGTACTTGCAAACCGGGAACATCATTGATTTGCCAGAGAAGAGTGATAGTTCCATAATCACTATGTTCTCCTATTCTCATTTGTTTATCTTCAACACTTCCCGTATATGCAGGATAATGTATAAATCTCGTTGTACTATAGTTTTGTATATGTGCATCAACAATTGTTGTGCCACTTTTAAATATGTCATCAAACTTTGATAATATATTGAGTGTTAACTTATCAGCAATGTCAATACTTTCAAGTGCTGTGGTTCTAAAATCTATTATTTCGGTTGGCCACTTTGTAGTTCTTTTATCATTATAATTAAAACTTTCTTTCATATCCTTTGGTGCAGTAGGATCTACGTTTTCTTTTAACCACATGGTATAACCTACATTGGTATCTACACCTTCATAAGCATACTGCATTTTTTGTTCTAAAGATAAATTAAAAAATTGTTTCATCTTGTTTGACCAAACTACCATTGAAGTTTTTTCGTAATCAGTTAAGCAGTTTGTAAAAACAGCGAAGCCTACAGAGGTGTAGGCTTCTTCGATTTTATCAAGGACGTTAGGTCCTCTAAAGTCGATAACTGGTATCATTTTGGCACCGTTGCGTCTATGCCTTCGACATAGTACATCATGCTATTTAAGTGAGCATCACTAGCAATCTCTCCATCTTTTAATTGAAGTTTACCGGTGTTGTCTTTAATAGGTCCAGTGAAAGCAAAGTACTTACCATCTCTAATACCTTCTTTAATTTTCTGTGCAAATGCTTGAACATCTACAGGCATATTAGTAAATGGTGCCATTTGAACTACATCATCTTTCATATGACCAAAGTAATCTCCGGACTTCCAGTTACCATCTATAACAGCCTGTACTTTTTTAATATAGTAAGGAGACCAGTTGTCTATAGTAGCAGTAAGCTGTGCTTTTGGAGCAAACCTTATTTGATCAGAAGCTTGACCAAAACCTGTTACACCATTTTTCTGTGCAGTTTGTAAAGGTGCAGGCGAATCAGTATGTTGAGCTACCATGTCACATCCTTCTGCAATCATAACTGCAGCAGCATCAGCTTCCTTAGGTGGATTATACCAAGAGTTTACCCATACGATATCGATATCAACTTTTGGATTCATCTTCTTTGCACCTAAGTAAAAAGTATTAATTTCTCTAATTACTTCAGGAATTGGAAATGCACCTACATAACAAATTTTATTTGTCTTAGTCATCATTCCAGCAATGATACCTTGAACGTGTCTGGCTTGATATAATCTTAAACCATAACTTGCCATATTCTTAGATTGCTTGTAACCAGTTGCATGTTCAAATTTTACATTTGGAAACTCTTTAGCAACTTTCAACATAGGTTCCATGTAACCAAAAGATGTTGCAAATATAATATCCGCACCGCCTTTAGCCATAGATCTGATTGCTCTTTCAGCATCAGGTCCGTACTTCACACTTTCTATATATGTGGTTTCTACTTTATCACCAAAATGTTTTTCAACATCCTGTCGACCAATATCGTGTCTGTAAGTCCAGCCGTGGTCGCCGATAGGTCCTACATATATAAATCCAACTTTCAGCTTGTCAGCAAACGCTGGCAAACAAAGAAACAAAGACAGTGTTGCCACTGCCATTGCGCGCAGTATCGATTTCATTTTTTCTCCTTATCTTACTCTTGAAACAGAGCCATTTGGTTTTGCCAAGAATGCTTCGAATGAAACATCCGGGTAGTCTTTTTGTAATGATAAAAAAACTTTAAGATTAGATTTAGCATCATCAAAAAGTCTTATTCTTTTATATATCTTTTGATTTAAGTATTTTTTAAATATTACTCTTTTATTTTCTGCTGCTGGTCCACCGCCAAGGTTACCAGCACGTTCAACATAGATTTTATCTATATCGATCCCTTGTTTTCTAAATGTATCTAGAAATGTTTTCTTGTTATCAAAGTTAGGTCTTGCAGTTACGATAATAACTTTTGATCCTGCTCTTGTAGCATTCTTCAATATAACCTTAACTTTGTTAATCATTCTTGCGATTGGTGTGGAAGTTTTTTGAAAGACCTCTGCGTTTTTAAATTCACCGAAGTCATATTCTTCACCAGGTTTTTTCTTATAAGTATTAAATTCTTGGTTATCAAGCTTCTTGACAATTTTACCATTTTTGACTACATGAACTTTAGCTTTAGTTATAAACATAGTCTCATCTATGTCAAAGATTGTTAATCCTTTTCCTTGTGCTTCTTCTAAATATGTTATAAAATTTTTCATTGTAGTTATATTATACCATAGTTTTTAACAAAAGTAAAGGACTTTTTTACTTTTTATATATCTTTTGTATTAGATCTTCGAATTGTTCTACTTTTTCTAGTCTATTAGGCCAGAGAATATATTCTTTCTCTGGATTCTTTTTGAGATTATTGAGTAGTGGAGTTATGGCGTTGTAAAGTTTATCGAGTCTATCTTGAGTATTTAACGCATTAGCACCAAGACTCTCAGCTTTTTTAGTTACATCTTTAACTACATCTAACTCATCTTCAGTTACTGCAGTAAATCCAAAATCAAAATCTAAATCATCACTCATGCTAAAGCTCTCATCCTTTTTACAAGTCTACCTGCTCTATTAGGAACTTGTCTATACCATGCAGAATCAATCATTTCATCTGCTGCTTTATTCCAGTCTTGTGCATCAACACCCGCTTTCATACCTTTAAACTTTGAAAGTCTAGGTCTTCCCATATTAAACATCATGTTGGCAATGATTAGTTGGACTTCTTCCGGCAAGACATTAAAGTCGTTGTACAATCGCTCGCAATCTGAGAGCACGATTTGGACGTCTGAATTGAAGGCTTCAATAACTCGATCTTCTGTGATAGGTGTTCCAATCTCTTGTCCATGTTCTGGATCAGAATCAATAACCAAGTGACCAATGCCAAAAGTAGCGTAACCAAGATGGTCGTTATATATTTCATATTTTACCCCTTCATCCAATTCAAGTTCTTTTCTTAATGTTTCTATATTCATACTATACCTCCTATAAATTAGTATTTATAATAAAAAAGGCGGGAAGAACCCGCCTAATTTTTCATTTGATTATGATAAGTAATCGTTTTCTTCTTCTGTGTATGGCCACATTTTAGTACTTACCGTGATATTCATTAATAGTACGATCATTCAATCTTTGGAGTATTTGATCATGCTCTTTCTGATGATGAAAGCCAAGACCTATAAGATCCTGAGCAACACGTCTATTGGCTGCCATTTGTCTATTGTATTGAATAGTTGATAAAGTGCGTTTGCACCAGGTTGCAACTGCGTCGCATACCCGGCATGTGACTGTACTTACAGTCTGAGTTAGAGTTGTCATTTATTTTTCCTCGTTATTAATTAATTTTAATTTTACGAGGTCGCTTCTCTTCTGGTAGAACTACTTTTAAATTAACAGTAAGGATTCCATCCTGAATGTCAGCACCGTCTACTTCTGTATATTCAGACAGTCTAAATGACCTATTAAACTTTCGAGCACTAATACCTTTATGGACGTAAGCGTCTTGTTCTCTACGCTTTGGTCTGTCACCAATAATCGTTAACACATGATCTTTTATTTCAATATCGATATGATCTTTCTTGAAACCGGCTACTGCCATCTCAATCTCATATGTCATCGCATCGTGCTTAACTACGTTATATGGTGGATAGGTATCTTTCGCGTGGCTATGAATATTTTCTAGCTGGTCGAAAATGTGATCGAAACCAAAAAAAGCGTTTCTTGGATAAATAAAGTTCTTAGTCATAATTGCCTCCTATTGACTAGCAAGGTTAAACGAGTCCCGGTTGTCGGC